ACTCTAGGTATTGCAGTATAAGGGTCACCCATACCTGCACTAGCTATTGAACTGATTGCAGCACTTAAAGCTAAGCCATCTTGAATAATTTTAAATGCAGCAGCTTCTTTACTTCCCTCTTCATACATGCTTGATATAGAACCAGCCATATTAGAGTATCCAAGTATCTGATTTTCAGTATTCTTAGATTCTATTTCACCGCTTTCTTTTAAATATTGTTTTGTAACCTTAGATGCTTCTTCATCACTTAGGTTTTTGTCTTCATAAATCTTCTGATATTTCTCATCCATAATAAATTTAGCTTTAGTAGCTTTTAATTCATCTGATTGCATTTTTGATGAAGCTTTAGCTATATCAGATATGCTGGCAGAGATACCTGTAAGACCGCTACTCCAATTATTAGTGCTTTCAGTAAGTTCAATCATTGAATCTAAACTAGATTTATATAAATCACTAGAAGACTCATTAAATGCATCAGCATCTTTTTGTCTTTCTTCCATATATTTACTTGTTTCTTTCGATAATGCAGTTATTCTATCAGCAGCTAATTTAAATAATGCTGCTTCTGTTTCCATTTGAGCTTTTATGTCTCCGTTTGCTATAGCTCTAGCATTTGTAGCATCTAAATCTGCCTTAGCTTTATCATAAGTCTGTTCTATTAGTATTGCATTTTGTTCTATCTGTTCATACTTATCTAGTATTAATTTATTATTAGCATTTGATTCAGCATTAATAAGTTCTTGTTTTCTTTGTGCTACTAACTCTTCAAGTTTACTAAATTTATCTGCTTCTATTTTGTTAATCTTAGATAGCTCTTTAGCATACCATATCTTAACCATAGCGAGTGATTCAGCGTTTCCCTTAGCTTTCTCTGTATATAGTCTATCTTGCTCAGTAAGTGCAGTATATGGACTGTAAGAATTAATCTTTTTATTTAACTCATCTATTAATTTAATTTGGTCATCATTAGATTGTTGTCTTACTTTAGTAATGTCATCTTCAACTTTATTATTAAGATTTAACCAATTTATTACATAGCCTTGCATAACATCAAAGTACTTTTGAGCGTTTTTCTCATCTCTACTTAATACAGCATCATTATATAATCCGCCAGCCTCTTCCATTCTAAATTGGATTCTAGCTAGTCTCATCTCATCTGTTTTGTCAGATATGTCTTCAAGTGACTTTATAAAATTACTAGTATCTATGTTTATAATATCTTCTATTTTTATTGCATCTAGTTCTTCTAGACTATTTCCTACATCAACAACTGCATTGTTTAAAGCTTCAAATTTTATTCTTTCTTCTTCAATAAATTTAGGGTCAAATGGCTTATCTTTTAGTTTGTTATATCTAATAGTTTGAGCTTCTTGTGCTACCATTAAATTAGATAATTGTAATCTTAAATCATATTCTTTTGCTAAAGCAGGGTCAGCTTTTAAAATATTGTCTAATGATTTTTTATTTTTAATATGTCTTTTTTCTATTTCTTCATTTTTTAACATCTGTTCAGCATATTTCTTTTGCTGTTCAGTGACTCCAAATATTTCTTTTGAGTACTCATGAATAGAATCTATTGCATAAGCAGTAACAGCAACACCTAATCCAATTAGACCTGCTCTACTAGATAGCGACATAGAATTAAATTTTGCCATTGATAAAGCTGTACCATTAACCATTTTGGTTAATATTGCATAATCTGGTGCCAATGCTTTTATTGATGATAAAACCAATGGAGCTATTGCTAAATAAGATTTTCTAACAATATTTAATGAAACATAAGCAGCTGTAGCTATACCTAAATATTTTGCAATACTAATAACATTTTCTACAAAATTCTTTATAGCCTCATCATTTTCATCCAATGCTTTTTTTAATGCAGAAATAGCATCTATATATTCTTTAGTGCCAATTTTTGAGTTTTTAACAGCTTCATCTAGTTTGCCTATTTCTTCTCTACTAAATGCTACATCTGATACTGAAGAAAGCCATCCATCACTTATGCTTAGAAATTGATTAGACATTCTTTGCAACATATTTTCTGTAGATTGAGCGATTACTCTTGATTGAAGCTCTAAATCTGCTCCACCATCTACCATATCTTTTACATAGCCAATATACATATCTTTACTAAGTCTAAGGTTATTAAGAAGTTGTTTAGTTAGTATCTCCATTCCAGATGTAGATTTTCTAAATGCTTCATCAGTCATACCAGCTATTTTTACAATAAGACCTTCTAAGACTTGCTCTCCACCTCTACCACCTTCTCTAATGGCAGCAGCAGTCTTATTTTGATTCATTCCTAGTTCTTCCCAGAATGTATTTATTTTCTCTGAGTTAGAAGATAATAGTACATCTAGCTTTCTTATCTGTGTACCAATAGTAGAAGCATTTATACCAAGTCTTGAGAATGATGTAGCCAATGCTAACGTTGACTCAGCAGTAAGGTTTAATGATTTAGCTGTAACCAACGCGTAGTTAGATAGTGTTCCTAGGTCTTGTGTAGAGAGCTTAGATTCATTTGCAGCCAGGGTTAGAAGATTACCTAGTTTTTCTACAGAGTACCCAGCATCTGCATACACTGTTGTGAAAGTAGAAACAACTTTTGATGTATCTGCAAAAGTATCTCCAGTAATCTTTGACATTTGTACTGTAAGCTTAGATGCAGCAGCTAAATCTTCAGTAGCTACACCAGCTCTACCAAGAGTAAGTGTTACTTCATCTATTTCTTTAATAGAACCACCATACGCTATTGCTATATCTCTTGATGCTTTTGCCAAGTCTATTGATTCGGTTTTTGTAGCGTTTAACACAGCCATGTTTTTATATATAGCAGTATCGAAATCTAAAGATTCTTTTATTACAGCTTTGAATCCACTAGCCATAGTATATAATGCAGCACCAGCTGAAGCATACATAGATGTTGTGACCATTTTATGACCAAGTGACGTACCGTTATTAAAAGCACTAGCAGCAGTTTTATTATATGCTTTTTCTTCCTCTGCTAATCTTTTTTTAGTCTCAGATAGTGCTATAGCATTTTCTTGCTTTATAGAATTTACTCTTAGATTATACTGCCACTTTTCAGAAGCTATTTTTTTAGCCTCAATCTCTTTAAGCTCTTGTGTTCTTCTGCTATATTCTTTTTGAGCAAGTTGTTCTCTATATGAAAAAGATTTCTTATTTGCCTCATCTCTTGCTAATATAGCTTGTTTTAACTCATTAATTTCTATTCTAGTATTTTGTTTTGCTACTTTTTGAAATATCGCATTCATATCTTTAGCATACTTATCAACATCAGATTTAGATATTTTAAATCCTACAGTAGCATCTAGCTTATTAATCAGTACTGAAGCCTTAGAGATATCTTTCTTAAACTTTTCTAGCGATAAACCAAGCTCTAGTATTATTTGTTCTTCATTCATTTTAGTTTCCTACACTTAATAATAATTCATTTTTTTGCATTTGTATGCTCCATTAGTAAATGTATCTTGTAGAAATTATATCATAAAGCTTTTAGGACTACTTAAAAATCCCAAAAGCTAATTTGACTGCGTTATCATCTGGTCTTGAAGCTATTTCATCTTCAATAGTCTTCGGCTTGCTGTATTGTGTTATTAACATATCTTTAAGTGATGCTTTACCACCCATTGCATTGTTAGCAACCTGTGCAACCAAAGCAGTCTGAATTTCAACTGAGTTATGTGGCTCAAGTGATAAATACTTACTCCAACCATGTAACTCAGCAGAAGTCATCTGATTCTTTATTTCAAGAACAGTCTTACCTAAAAGTCTTGCTAGTCGGAAAAGGAATATATCCTCATCCTCAAGTTCTACTTTTTTAGCTCTGCCTCAAAATTATCTATAGCTTCTGCAATTTCATCTATAGCTTTATTTGCACCATTTGCTAAGCCTTTAAGCTCATCTAATGACATATATGGTTCAATCATACCAGCAGCTACTTTCTCTATCTTAATATCAGCTAGCTCATTGTAGTTTAACTCTACTTTACCATTCTCATCGAAACCTTTAACAACACGCTTGTAGAAGTCTGTAGACTGTGCTACACTCAACTCTTGTACTGTAACTTCAGCATTATCTAATGCTTTAATTTTAACCTTCTTAGTCTGAACCTTGAATTTGCTAAATGGATTTGCCATTATGTATCCTTAAAATATTTATTTGAGTCTTACGACTCTAGTGAGATATCAAGAGTTACCTAATGGGATACAAGGCAAAAGATAACTCACTAGAGTAGTAAACTCCCAATCAAGGGAGTTATAGCCTATGAAGCTGCTAACATAACTGGGTTTGAACCAAGCTCAACAGTTGATGTCATCATAACAGCATTGTCTTTTTGAACTGCAATATCTTGACCAGATACAAAACCTTCAAAACTGAAGTATGTAGGGTTTCCAGTACCAGCAGTAATTTCATCATTCAATATAACAATGAAAGTTCTAGTTTCATTACTAGCATAGATTGAACGAAGTTCACCTTGACCAGCAGTATCAGCAGAGTTAAATAACATTCCAACAGCAATGTTTCCTAGTGATAATGAACCACTTGATTTAGCAGTATCATCAGACGATAAACAAGAGTACTCTTGAACTGAACGAGTAGAACCAATAGAACCTAGGTCCTGAAGACATCCTACTTGTTTACCAGCTGCAACAGCAGTAGCAATTTTAGTAGCATCTGCAACATCAGTGTTAGCAGTAGCACATATGAAAAGGCGTGAACCTTGTGAATTTACAATAGGTATAGCAGCCATCTTATTTCCTTTTTTTGAGAAGTTAATCTCTAGTTGATTTAGTTGTCGACAACAACATGGTTAGAATTATAGCACAAACTTAAAGAGTACTTGTGTTTATCTCTATATCAACATAATGATACATCAAGTCTTGAGTCTGACCACTTCCTTTAATTAGAGTAGTCATAGTATAGTTTGTACCTATTTTTTTACCTCTAAATACAGATATAGCTATATCAGCTAGTGCAAGGCTTCTGAACTCTGTTTTAGCAAAGATAGCCATTTGTATTACCCCAGAGTATTTTCCATCATAAGATAGCCCATTATTATCTATACGGTGTGGTTTGTACTGTAGTCTAATCCACTCTTCTCTATTCTCTATATCAAAGTTCATTCCTGACCAATGTATATTAGTCTCAGTCCAGTTATCATAAAATAGTTGTTCTATATCTTTCTTACTTTGTAATAGACTCATTTTAATCCACCTATTTTTTTAATTCTAGCTTTTATGTTTTCATTTCTATTATGAACAAATTTTTTAAACTCAGCAGATGATGTTTGGTCTGAACCATCATGTAGAGCAATACCTTTTACATAGTTATAACCTCTTACAGAAGGTGTATCATTCCATACAGCAGAAGTTATTATATCTCCATCATCAACCACATCTGAACGCCAATTAGTGTATGAGTGTTCACTCTCAGCTTTAAATTCATTATTATAATCATAAGCCCAAAAACCTTTAGGAGCTTTACCTGATACAGCTTTTATAAAGACTTTATTCTCTTGCTTCATTATTTTAGTAACTTTACTTCTAATCTTTTTTGTTACATTGCCTAGTTTTTGATTAAGTATTGATTCAAATTGATTATAAGCCATTAGAATTATCCACAGAAGATTTTCAATACTATATTAGTATCTTGAGCAGTAGTCTTCACTACTTTAGTCACAGGCATTCTATTTATAGTATAGTTATTGTCAATTAAAGTAGTATCATCATCATATCCTAGAGTTACCATAAATTTTATATTACCCCAAGTACCTTCTGATAATCCACTCATCTTTAAGTCTTCATTAGTAGGATTTTTAATATACCCTTTTCTAACTATCTCTATTTCAGTAGGAGTACCCATAGTTCCAGTTTGAGGATTATATACACCATCATTAGTTGTAGTCTTAATTAATAGTGTATTACCAAATTTATCTAACATTCTATCAGCAGTTAGTTTTAGATTATTAGCTAAAGCCATTATTTAGTCACTAATGTTGTTTGATATATTCCAGTCTTTCCAGATGTAACATTTGCACCATAAGCATTTAAGCATTTAATTACAGATGATGGAAAAGGATTAGTGTTTCTGCTATTAACTTGGCTTAATGGATTACCATGAAAGTAAGTCTCTTCTAAATCTCCAACTTTCTGTTTACTAATTAATCCTGTATTAGGATTCACTTCACTTGATAAACCGTACATTAAGTCGTGTATAGCCATTAAAGCACAAGACTTAGGTAAACATTTACCATCAATAGGTATCGTGGCTTCTACAACACTTAAAATGCGTTGTGTAGCTATTCTAAGATAAACCTCTTGCATTGATTCATCTAATGCCATCCAATCTGCTGAATGTACTGAGTTTCTTACTATTGCTTCTGTAGCATCAACTACACTAACTAAACTATCAAAGTCTATATCTGGATAAATAATTAATGCCATAGTTATTCCTTATTTTATAATCTCAATAGAGCATACCTTAGTAAACTCTATGAAACTATTTTTTAGTAGTTTTCTTTTCAGCTATAACAGTAATCGGTTTTACCTCAATTCCATTATATGCTTTTTTAATTTTATCATCATCAGTATAAACTAAATCAGTACCATTAACTTTACCATCAAAGTATCTAGGGTCTATATAAGACCCATTAATACCTATATGCTCTTTCGAGTATATAACAGTCATTAGTTACTACTAAAGAACATTAAGAAGAACACCAGCACTTGACTTAACATCAGAAGCTTTAAGCTCCCAGTTAGCAGCAGTACCAACAGTAGCAGCAGTAGGATTAGTCCCAGATGCAGTTTTCCAACTATAACCTTTAACATTTAAAAGGAATTCACCCTCACCTTGAATACGATAAACAAGATTTTCTTTACCTGAAACAACTTCAGAAATAAAGTTTCTACTTGCAGTCTCTACAACTTGGATAGAACCAACAGTTAAACCTAGAATTGCTACACCAGCAGTCATATCTAAAGAAGCACTATCAGTAACATAAGTTGGACGACCAAGAGTAGGTACTGAGCCTGAACGAATAGAACCACCAGCTACTGAATCAATCTTATCTGTAATTGCTTGACCAACTAAATCAGAATAAGTTGCACCTTGCATAACCCAACAAACGATATCGTCTCTAGCATCACCCATAGGTCTTAATGCAGTATTCAATAGTGTGTGAGTAACTGAAGCAGTACCATCACCAGTAACTAAAGTAGTTTGAGTTTCAACAGAAGCTCTTACGGCAGCTAAAGCAGAGTTTAATAGGTAAGTAACAATACCTTTACCAACTTGCTGACCAATAGCAACAGAGAAAGCATCTGAATTAGAACCATAACGAGTAGCATCTACCATCTTAAATTCAATAGCACCTGTTCCCCAATACATCTTAACATTATTCTCATCTCTTGAACTGAGTGTCTTAACAGAAGCATCTGTACCAGCAGTAATATCTCTACGACCAATAATACTAGCAATCTCAGCTAACATACTTGTAGCTTGTAAGTCACCCATAATACTTTCAGTTGATACTGTAATAGCACCTGCTGTACCTGTACTGAACATATCAGTATATTGCATAATAGTTTCTGTTGCTGTAGCGTGAACTACTTCATTGTCAATTTTTAAAGCCATTTTTTAAATCCTTATTTTAGTTTGGAAGTTGTAAATATTTATCTTGACCGTTCTCTCTAATATAATTAGCTTTCTCGGAAGGACTCATTTTACTTCTTGTATTTCTAGTAGAATTGTCTACAGCACCTGTACTACCATTAGCACCGCTTCCAGATTTACTTCTCTTCTTTTTAAAAAGAAAACTAAACTCATCACTATCTTTTAACTGATTATATCTATCAGCTAAAGTAGTTGGACTACCATCTGTATTTCTAACTGTAGCATCGTTCTCTTTAAAGATAATATTGCCTGTCTCATCAAAACTTGAACCTGTCATTATGTTACTCATCAAAATATCATAAGCCTTAGCGTTTTCAGTATCTTCAGCTGCACCTAAACTCATTAGTTGCTTTTCAACACCATATCTATTTACAGTCTCATTATACTTTTTAACTAACTCTTGTTTCTCTTTTGATAAAGCTTCAGTTATTCCAGCTAACTTACTATTCTCTGCCTTAAGAGATTCATCTGGATTTCCTTTATTGAGAAATGCTTTTAAACTTTCCTCAGTAATCTCATCAACACCAAATGTATTTTTGACAATACCAGCTTGTCTGTCTCTCTTTTCAATAGACTTTTGTAAGTCGCGCTCTAATGTACCAATTCTATCTAGATTTGCTTTACTTGAAGTTTCAAAGCTACTAACAGCATTTTGTAATTCTTCATTTCCAGTTTCTTCGGCTATCTTTTTAAATGCGTCTAAAGACATAATCCAATGTCCTCCCAATTATATTTTATAGATAGTATCCACTATCCCTATTGAAATGATAGCATAAAAACGCTATTCATCTTCACTTTAGTTTTTATTCATAGCACCAACTGTTCTATTATCCATATTTTTAGTTGTACTATTATCATTTTTGTAAGACTTATTTCTAGGCATAAACTTATCCTTTTCTATTCTCTTAATCTCTGAATCTACTGACCCAATATCAATAACTTCAAAGCTCTCTAGTGAGTTTAAGAATGTCTCTACAGATAAAGCTCCACCTAAATAAACTTCCCAAAGCAATCTAAGATTATCTGTGTTTTGAGTAACAGCATTAAAGTCTTTATTAACTATAACTCTAGCCGTTTCATCTAATACTTCATTCATTGCATCAGCAACCATAGCCATAGCTTTGTTAAGACCTATCTCTACTGCATTAGCTATTACCGTAACTCTATTGCTAGACTCAGCAGCTTCATAAAATGATTGAGTAGCTGTCTTCATAGTAGTATTATCACTCTGAGCAGCTCTAATTACACCAGAGGTAATATCTTCCTCTATTACTGCTAAATCATCTTGCAGAGCTTTTATAGAGCTTCCTGTTAGTTCTCTCCACTGAAAGTCTGATTCATCTTTAGTACCAGTGAATACAAATGCTTCGTCTACACCAATTACATAAGCCGGTTTAGTTCCATCAATATTATCACCGCCACCTGTGCTATCCCATATAAGAGGAATTGGAACAGCAGACATATCTAAGTATTTATCTTTAAAAGAAGTTCTACTCATATGTTTAATTGAGTATTTAGCAATATCATAAAGAGGAGGTATCCTGTCTAATTCAATATCAACGATTGGTATATAATCAAAATCAGTTTGTATTTTTTCATATATATAGTAGTTTTTGTTATCAGCATCTTCTCTATAAATAGTTACAGAACCGTCATCTCGAACTACTCTCCACTGCTTAATTAAGTCTAATCCAAAGTCTCCAGCATCTACTTCTACAAACTCGGTATAAACCAACATAGAGTAAATACCATCTGAGTTTTCTCTCCAATTAATTACATTTTGTCTATTCATAATTGATATATAAGCACTACCACCACCGATAGGAGTATCTACGAATAGAAATACTTTACCATCTCTAATTAATGCTGTTGTAAGCTCTCTACTGAACTTATTCATATTGGATTTTCTATCTATAACATTAGCTCTATTCATCATCTCATCACTAAATCCAATAAGACTAACTGATTTTCTATATATCATACCAACAAAAGCTTCTGTAGCTCTTTTTACAAAGTTCTTAAGAGTAGCTAAGTTTTGTCTTTGTCTATATGAATCTTCTGTCTCTTTAAATGTCTTTTGTAAATGCATTTTAGCACTATCTACTCCATCAAATACATCACCAACTAGTTTTATCTGCTCATAGTATTTAGTATACTCTGGATGCTTAAAGTTTACATCATCACTTTGCTCGTTAAATAAAGCCATTGTTACTCCTTAAATTTTTCTTTAAAATTATACCCTAAATAGATATTTTTAATTAAAGTATAGTTTATTACACTCTAAATCCAGATACCCTACTTGTTGCTCTCGCGACACCGTAAAGACGATTAACGAGGTAACCTAGGGCATCCAAACTATGGTCTACATTATTTGTCTTCATTGGGTTACCATTCTTATCGTAAGCCTGTTCAAGAAGGTCATCTACAAGACCAGGACAAGTATGCTTATTGATAAGTAAGTGTCTTTGACCTTTTGCATTGCACAACATACTGTTTACTGATACAATCCTATTTCTAACTGGTGGATTTTTATTTGGAGCATTAACTCTAAAACCAGCTTCTTTCAATAGACTTATATCTGATTTACTTGCATCAACAGACTTGCTAGACCTACCACTAGCATCAGGGTATATATAAATTGCTCTTCCTGTATCATACTTATCTTTTATAGCATTAATCATAGCTGGAGTATCTCTTATATCGCTTATTTCAGCTAATATCTGTAGCTTACCGTATCTTTTAACACCTATAGCAGCACTCATGTGATTGACGTTGAAGTCCATTCCTATATGTAATGTCTCTAAGTCTTGCTTAATAGTATCTTGACAATGATTTAACTCAGGGTCATAATTAGGATATACAGTACCACTTTCAAGGTTAACAAACTGACCATTTAAATAAGCATCAATTAGTTCTTTTGGATATGATTCTCTAAGATTATCTATATATTCTTTAGGTAGAAAAGGATTATCGTAAGTAGAAGCTTGTATAAGTTCATAACCTTCTTTTTTTTCTTTCATCCATCTTTGATATACAAACCGAAAACCTTCAGGAGTAGTTGTAACATTACAAGTATTTTTCATTAATGTAGTCTTTCCATTTCTAGGAACTATTTTTTTTCTATTTCTACCTAATGCTTTTTGCCATACTTCCCTAGCCTTGTCAGCATCAAGTGTATCTAACTCATCAAAGAAACTATGATGTACTTCATAACCAATAATCCTATCTGGATTTTCCATAGACCTAAATAATATAGTTCCTATATTTGGTATGTCAATAATACCTTCTGATTTGTTAAGCTTGTATCTTAAACCAGCATTAGATAATATCTCTTCAAACCTAGGATACATAATCTTCTTAACAAGGTCTACTGTAGGTTGATATACAGCTATCTGAGCATTGTCTATCTCAAATAATAGCTTGAGTGTCTTCATTATTAAAGCATCAGTTTTACCAGCTCCAAAACCACTTACTAGAGCTAAGAATGGAGATTTACTATTAATAAAAGCTAGTTGATGCTTTAACATCTTTCTTCTTAATACACCAGCCATTAATTACTACTATATTGGCTCAGAGCATAACCAATAACGCAAGCCTCTATGGCTTCACTAATAGTCTTTATATCATCATTATGTGATTTAAAGTCATATAGTGTGTTGTATAGACTCTCAGTAATCTTTATAGACTTAACTGCTTGTGTTCTATTCTCTTTTAAGTTCAAAGCATCAAGAGGGTTTATTGGATATACATATCTTTTATCATTCTTCATAATCAGCCTCGTAACTATCATCATATTGCAACTGAGCTATCTCATCACTATCTATTTCTATAAAGTCGAAACCTGTTACGTGATTAATCTGAACATTAATACTAGACTCTTTAGGAGTTAAGCCAACCATCTTAGTAGCTGTTTCAAGCACCTTTATATTAGTAAGCAAGTCATTACTATCTGCTGACTCATCTATGAACTGTGAAGCTTTCTGTGCTGCTTTATAGATAGCATCTCTAGTAAGTATAGATAACTTTATATTACCACTTCTAAGATTATCTATAGCATTTTGTTCTATATCAGTCATTCATAATCCTATTTATTCTATCTTCATAATGATGTATGATTATATTTAATCTATTAATTTCTTTCTCTGCTACATTAAACTGACCATCATGTAATTTAGTCAATATATTAACCATAGATGGTATGTTATCTATAATCTCTTTTTGACTAGCAATAACACTGTGTGCTTTATCTAACACTTTATATAATTCTTTCTTTTTCATTTATTTATCTCCTTGTGTTTGAAGAAGTATATCATATAAAAGTAGAATATATATTTAAGGTTTAATTTGCTATAATTTTTGATGGAGCATATCAGGATTGCATATTTGCGGTTTGTATGCTATACTATTGTTACCCAATCAAGGGTAACTTCTCCTTCTAACCTTTTACCCTATATGTTTATGATTTTTCATATAGGGTAATTTCTATTTAATTTCAAATTTCTTTATGTTATATTAGACATAACAAACTGCTAACAATAGTAATATTCAAAATATAAGTTTTACCATTATAAATCCTTTTTATGTATTGTATCTAAAAGGTAGAATATACTTTATACAAATATATTATCAGATATTTTTAGTTTAAGTTTATTGCGACAATAGTTAAGAAGACATTAAGTTTACTTAAAAACTGTTGTCGAGTTCACAAGAGGTCATAGTTTAAGAATATCTTAAGGTAACCTCTAAAATCCTGTTGAGTTTATAAGAGGGCTAACTGTTATATTGTGTGTTATATTGGGGTATCCCCCCTTCTAACATATACTAACACCTAAAGCAGGAGTAGTGATATTCTATTAAGTAACAATATATAATATAGTTAATAAATGTTATAAGTATGCAGTGAGATGATGTTGGTATAGTTTTATCTAGTAATGGTATCTAGTTGCTTTATGGCTATATAGTGAAATGAGATACTTAGCTGCAGATATTATTTATTAAGTGAGTGTTTGAAAAAGGTGACTTATTCTCATAGTAATTTAATAACTATTCTATTTATAGAGTAGCTTTATTGCTTATGTTATTTTATATATATATCCTTATAAATCATTTTGAGCTATCTTATAAGCATAGTAATAGATTAAACATATACTTAATAGTTTAATCTATTTTATAAGCTTATAGCCTCTCAAATCAATTGTATAATATTTAATCAATTAATAGCTTATTCTTCAATCAGTCTTACTATATATATACAATCAGATATTAATAAAGTGGAATATAATATTAAAGCCCTATAAATAGGACATAAAAAAAGAATTAATACATTTATAATAGATATAATAGATATTAAGAATATATTAAGCTATAAAGTGTCATAATACCCTCACGAAAGAAAAGATAGACATAAAACAAACTAAGGATAGATAAAATGAAAACGACACAAACAATAGCTAAAGAGATAAACGGCTTACAACTAATATTTTAATAGCAGGCTATAACCTGCTTTATAAAGTATTAAAATACTTTCGTTCATTAAATTATAATTGTCAATTAAGACGTTTACCCCACGAGAAACAGGCTTGAGCTGGTGCGGATATATTTATATATATTCAAGTATACATATGTATATGTATATATATATATGCATATATA